GATGGATCATAATCGAATATACACCCTAAACCATTTTAAAATTGGATTCATAATAATAGGATCGGGCTAATCCTATAGCTCGTTTTATTTCCTTTCTGCATTCATCAACTTTATTTATAGATCGATTACTTGAACCCCAGCCCATGTATTTTGAGATCATGTCGCTGGGGATTTTTGTTGTTGTATATTTTTCTTGGTGGGAAATTTTTCTGATTATATAAAGTGGGGGATTTAATTCTATCTGAAGTATTTGGTAGGAATCTTCACTAAGATGACTTTTTAAGAAATCTAATGCAATCTTTAAAAAATCCTGTTGTTCATCAAACTCCAAATCAATATGTGTTTCTTTCATATTATATATGGTTTCAATATCTACCATAGAATTATACATATTACTTTTTGTATAACCCTTTCGAAGAATTCTATTTTTGAAAAACTGAAGGGCTTGGATTAGATGAGCTTTAATTTCATCGGGTCCTTTATTTTGGGAATTGTATTTATTAAATGCAAAAAGAAATTTAACATCGAACCATGAAAGTACTTCTTTATAATCAACTCCATACCTTCGACAGTCTATTTGCCATGCAAGTTTTTTTCTTAATTGTTCCGTTGATTCATAAAGCTCTTGAAATAGTTTTGGGTCATACGGACTCATTTTAATTAGCCTGTGCTCTTCCATAAAAAGGGTTGTTTAGGTAAATGATTTGAAAAGATTAAAAAACAAATTTAAAAAATGGGTTTTGAATTAAAAAATAATAATTATAAGGGTTTAAATCTTTAGTTTAATTGGGGTATTACTATTTGTAATTTATGAATTATTTTCTATGATTAAAAGAAAATCCGAAAAGTTTTTATTTGATATTGAATTTCAATGGCATATACTAAGATATACGTTACAGGATCGGGATGGATATAAAGCTCTGATCTTATATAAGTATGATTATTTTGATCTGGAAGAACAGAAGATAATTGCTAGAGCCATACAGAGATTTTTTAAAAGAACCCAAAGAGTCCCAAAACTTGCGGCAGTTTTAAACGAAGAGCTAAATCAATTATTTAAAACTAAGGATTATGCCCAAGCTTTTTTAAATAAGGATCGAATCGCAATAAAGAAAAGAGTAAGACAATTATTTAATAATGGGTTAAAAGAGCCGGAAGAAATTTTTGCAAAGGTAAAAACGTTTGCTTCTTATGTTGAATTTAAAAAGGTAATCGAAGAAGTAAACCTAACAGATTATAACCAATACCAAACATATCTAAAGAAGATTCAGAATGCCATAAACCTTGGAGTAACTCTTAATGAAAAGAAGGGAATGTTTTTAGTTAACTCCATAAATACCCGACTAATAACCCGAAAGAATAATGATGAGCTAATCATATCCACGAATATCAAGCAAATGGATAAACTTACAAATGCCGGGGGATATGCAAAGGGAAGTGTTATAGTTTTCATAGATAGACCAAAGAGGGGTAAGACATTACTTTTGGTGAATATAGCAAGATGGTTTATTTCAAAGAGGTCGGAGAAATTAAAGGGTAGGAATAAGAAGGTAATTTATTTTGATTTGGAGAACGGTGAAGCGAATATATCTGCAAGGTTGGATCAAGCTATAGTGAGATCAACCAAATCGGATATACTAAACGGTAAGTTTGATCTCAGACTTAAGAAGATATACCGGAAGTTTAAAAGATTGGGTGGTGAGATATATACTCAAAGAATGCCGGCTTATTCTACTACTACCGATTTTCAAAGGGTAATGGATGAAATCTATAATGAATATGGTATAAAATTTGAAGTTGGGATAATTGATTATATGGGGTTAATGGGAAGTGTATCGGGTAAAAAAGAGGATCAGGAAAGAATATCGGATGCTTATATTGATGTAAAAAATTGGGCAGATCATAATGGGTTGGATATGGTATTTACTGGACACCATGTTAAAAGGGAAGGCTATGATCGTAGAGCTTATAGGTATAGACCCGATGACCTAGCAAAGACAACAGAGATAGAAAGACATGTGGATGCAATCTATGGCATTCAACAAAATGAGAATGAGGAAACCGCAAATATAGTTAGATTGGAGTTGATAGTTCAAAGGGATGGATTACCATCGGGTAGATGCCTATTCAATTTAAAACTAGATCAACAAAGATTAACTGAATTTACATCGGATGAACTAGAGAAATATGCAGTTACATTGGGTAAAGAAGTTCAGATCGAACCCGGTAGAAAAATAAAGAGGAAATTGGACGATGAATAAAAATATAACCGGTAAATTAATTTCATACTTTAAACAAAAACTTGGAGTAAAACCATGGAAGACCGGTTGGTTTAGACAGGGTACTTGTCCGTCCTGTGGTAAAGAAAAGAAGTTTGGGGTTAATATTGGTCTTAATAGGACCAATTGTTTTAGTTGCGGCTTTAATGATAAACCATTGGATATTGTAATGAAGCTAGAGGGCATAAATATTCTATCGGAAGTATATAATTTTTTAAATGCATTTGAGGGAACTGATTATTTAGAAGCTCCGGTTGAATTTTTAAGGGAAGCACCGGGTGACCTTCCCGAGTCTTACAAACTAATAATCATTGGTAAATCTTTAATGGCAGAACTTGCAAGAAATTATTTAAAGGATCGGGGATACTCCATAATTAAGCTGGCAATGCTTGGAGTAGGATATTGTACAAGAGGTAGATATGAAGGTAGAATTATAATCCCATACTATAGAGCCGGTGAGCTAGTTTATATTAATGCTAGGCAATTTATTGATCTTGGGGGAGCCAAGCATAAGAATCAAGAGATGGAGGAGTACGGTATTGGTAAATCCATGGTAATTTATAATATAGATTGCCTTCATATCTATAGCTCATGCTATCTTGTTGAATCTGCAACTAATGCTTTAACATTGGGCGAAAGAGCTTTTTCTATTGGGGGTAAAATGATTTCAAATTATCAACTTTCTGAAGTACTAAGATCACCATGTAAAACTATTATTATTATCCTTGACCCAGATGCCCGATGGGAAGCAATAGATTTAGCAATGGCATTAGTGGATCATAAGAAGGTTAAGCTGGTTTTATTACCAAAGATTTTAAAAAAAGGAACGGATAAGTATATGGATGTGAATGATTGGGGTAAGAAAGATAAACCCAGATTATTGAATTGGATAAAAGAAACTAATACAATAACTAGGCAAGAACTTATCTCATTGAAATTAAATGAAGAAAGACCATTACATAAATTGCCCAGTGCATGAGTCGTGATCCATCATTACATATTACCAAATCAAAATTACGGAGGTTTATAATTGAGTGGCAACAAGTAAACCTTGAAATGTTTGAGGACTTTCCTATTGATGATCTAGCGAATCATATAATGAAAAGGGGAGTTAATCAATCCCTACTAAATAGGGGGATACTTGATCCTAAAAATGATACCCAGATCAAATCTTTAAATAGATTATCATCAGCAAAGATGGATGATGCAACTTTATTTAATACCCTACTATCCGATGTTAGAGTTCAAATGAAGCATAGGGGATTTGTAAGGGTAAATAAATTTGATTCAGATTGGCCATTCATAGTTGAAATGTCTAAGCTTGCTTTAGAATTTTCTAAAGCATTTAATATGGAAAGAAGAACTGGTTTCATTGAATACATAAAAAATTATTTCAGTGTAAGACCCGGTCAATTCAGACTAAGGCAAATGAAATCATTTCATGAATCAATAATTGCAAGGCAAAATGTAATAGAAGAAATTGAGCATGACAATAATCCGAATGATACTGAACTGGGGTATAGATTATACCAACATATGGTTTTTGATAAGACGGGTATTAATCCGAAATATGATAAAAAGGATAACCCAGAAAAATATATCTTCTTTGTTAAAGTATCTAAAGTGGCAGCTGAGCTTGGACTCGATACACAGGATTATATATTGGGCCAATTTGAATCTTTAGATTGGACGGGTGGATTTCCATCACCAGAACAATTAGTAACATTAAATGCAAAGGATAGGGTATTAAAGTGGATGAGCGAAAATAATGTTGTAAAGGAAAAGAAAAAAGATACATCAGCTTTGGATGAATGGAATAGGTTAAAGAATAAGAAAAATGGACATAATAATTGGAAACAACAAATGTCAACTAAGGGGTGAAACTAAGTGGATTTTAAAGCTTAGGGAGCATCCATTGATGGCCATACGAGCAAAGGGTGCATTTTTCTCACCGGCATTCCAACGTAGGCAATGGGATGGATTTATAAGATTTGTTTCGGATAGGGGTTATTTTGATACGGGTAAACTTGAACAGGTAATAGATATTTTTAATGAATGGAAAATTAAAGTACAACTTTACGATGAGAGGGAAATACTAAAACCAAAAGAAATACCCAAACAAATAGGACCCTATACGATTAGGGATGATCAAAGGGATGCAGTATTAACAGTGGCATGGCATGTAATAAGAAATAAACCAACTGCATTTTCAACTATACCACACCCAAGGGGGATAGTATTTGCAGCAACCAATTTTGGCAAAACAATTACATCGGCTGCATTCCATTTAATCTATAAAAGTAAAACCATCTTTTTACTTAATTCAAAGGAGTTATTTAATGATGCCGTAAGGGAAATGCCAAAGATGTTGCCGGGTAAAGTGGGTTTTATTTCAGCGGAACATGGAGTTAAGTGGAATGATTTCATGATAGTAATGGTCCAAACTGCCAAGAGTAGAATCCATGTAGTGGGGCAAAGACTTGCATCATATCCCGTGGTATTGGTGGATGAGGGGGATTTAGCAACATCACCATCATACAAGGAGGTATTAAGTTATACATTTAACTCATTCGTTAGAGTGGCATTAAGTGGATCAGCAATGGTAGATAAAAGAAAGAAAGAAAAGAATGAAAGGTTAAGGGCTATATTTGGTAATATACTTTATGAGAAAAGAAATCGGGAATTAATGGATGAGGGAACAAGTGCTGAGGTTTATGTAAATATATTACCCGGAAATATAAAAGTGATTTCAAAGGGTGATTTTGTAGATGAATATGATCGTGGTATAATACGATCAAAGGAAAGAAATACCATGATAATTCGTAGGTTAAAATTTCATTTGAAAAAAGGAAGAAAACCAATTCTAATAATGGTTAAAAACCATGCTCATGTAAAAATACTTTTTAATAGAATAGATAAAGACCCAGATTTAATTAAGTATTCTATTGATTGGGTACATCATAAAAGACCGGATAGATTTGAAGTTGTGGGTAGATTTGAAAAGGGTAAATTAAATATACTTGTTGGTTCATATATTTTAAAGAGGGGTAAAAACTTTCCGTGGATGAAAGTTTTAATAAATGGATCAGCAGGGGATTCAATGTCAAATGTAATGCAGATACTCGGAAGGCTAACAAGGGTACACGAGTCAAAAGAATACTCTATTATTGATGATTTCTTTGATGAAGGCTTTTATCTTAAAAGGCATTCAAAGCACAGATTAACCACATACAAAAATGAGAAGTTAAAAATAACAAATTACTATTTAAAGAAATGAAAAAAGTTAAGAGAAAGCCCAGAACTAAAATAGAGAAAAAAGAACTTGACTTTTCAATACCACTTATGAGTTTAGGTTCGGAAGATGATCCATGCTTTGGGCAACTGCATAGTCTTGAAGCTCCAGAGTGTAATGAGTGTGGGGATAATCAGGCCTGTCAAATAATGATGGGTCAAAAGCTGCATGGAAAAAGAAAAACTATAGAAAGTAAGCAGGCATTTTTGGATAAGGAAGAAGAGAATGTAATTAAGCTATCGATACTTGAGGTATTTATAGTTGATCTACTAAAACCGGATAAAGTAACATCTTTACAAAAATTATTGGATAATGTAGATGCCCGATTTAACCCAGATAAAAGGATGGATGGCAAAAATATTATAAAGTATATAAGGATGGCAGTAAATATGTCAAAGAGATTAAAATCATTCCAGACAAACGGAAAAAGATATATAACCCTTAAAAAGAAATGATCTATAAAAACCCCAAACCCTATAATGAGGGTAAGTTAATGTTGGGAATATTTGATTACCAGCATAAGTTAGTAAAAAGGTATCAGGAAATTGGGGCAGTTCCAAATCCTATGCCCATAGACATAAATAATAGGGATCATCAAAAGTTTATTAAATCAACGATAGGTGATATTATTGAGGAGCTGGTGGAAGCGGATAGTATATATGATCCAATCAAACAGAGTATGCTTACTGATGACTTGAGGGAACTTGGCAATAAAATCGATGAACCTTTAAAACAATATACGGAAGAGTTGATTGATGTAGTTCATTTTTTCATAGAATTATTTATAGCTATAGGTATTGATAATGCCGAGATAAATGATTACTATGAAGTTATGTGTAGGGAGCAGGGTGTGGAGATATTAGTAGTTGAGGATGCTTTAATAACTGGAATGAGATATGCAAGGCATTATCTAATAAAAGAGACAACAGTAACCCACCATAAAAGAACTTGCTACAAAGCTATAAACCAAAAAAGATATGAGCAATTGCATGTCGGGGGATATTTCCTTAACCCAGATTTGATACCATATTTTGATGAATTTAATTGGGCAATAACTAAGAGATTAAAGCAAGCAGCTCATAAATTAAAAAAGAAAGCTTGGAGGGAAATGGAATTAAAAACTGAACTAAGACCATTTTATACAAATATTATGGAAGCATGGGTTTGCTTAACATTTTTATTTGATATGATTGGTTTGGATGAAAAAGGAATATATACCCAATATGAAGATAAAAACATCATTAATCAAAAGAGAATCGAAACTAACTACTGAATATAAGTCATTTAAAAAATTTCCTGGCTATAGAATTTATTATGATGGTAGAGTATCATCAGTAAAAGGTAATGGGCAGGGTAGGGGTAAGGAGAAATTTTTATCCATAAAACCCAGTTCGGATGGTTACTGTAGAGTATGCTTACGGGGTAAGGATGGTAAAGCTTATACTAAAAAAGTAAATGTTTTAGTAGCAAGGGCTTGGGTAAAAAATCCAAATAAATTACCGGTATCTGCTCATAAGGATGATATTAAATCTAATAACCATTATCTTAATTTAGAGTGGCAAAGTTATTCCGATAATAATAAGCAGGCTTGGTTAGTGAGAAAACAAAATGGTAATGATATACCCATAAATAAAAAGGAAAAAGAAAGTTATTTGTTAAATCTGCTAACAGCAGATAATCTGCAGCAGGGATGGGAAAAAATAAATGAATTTTTATTTTTGGAATGTCATAAGATAGAAGCTAAGCAAGGAGCTTACTATGGAACGGAATGGATTTCTTTTAATAACTTTATTAGGATAAGAAACGCATGGGTTAACCCAAACTTTGATTTTGGTAAAAAGCTAGGATACTCAAAGGCTAAGTGGAGTGCATTAGTAAAAAACTATGTAAATATCCATTATGTAGAGATAGTAAAAAATACCATTAATCATAGGGAGGGTAAGAATGCTAAATCGTATAACCATACAATTCATTTTACTAATAAGCATGGATCGGGGAAGGATTGCTTAATTTCTTTAACCTTAACAAAAAGACCAAATATAAAAAGACCTATTGCAGTTTTTCATATCCGTACCTCGGAGGTAACCAAAAGATTATTATTTGATTTTTTACTTGTGCAAAGAGTAATTGAGTTTATATATGGTCATAATGATGTTGAAGTTCATTTTTTTGCACCCTCTTTTTATATAACTGCCGAATCATTTGTAATGTATAATAATATAAAGCCATTAAAAAAATTACTAAATAATTTTTTAAAAGAAAAGAAAAAGAAAATTCATTACTTTCAAAAGAAAGTTTTAGATACTATACAAAAATACCTAGACCATCCAAATCCCCATGATGTAATGTTTAGAGTTACAAGGAGATCAATGCTTCAGATTAGGAAGGATGAAAATGGTGAACCGGAATCCGGAGTAGGTTCAATGCTTGCACGAGATTTAAAACTTGTTGAACCCAAAGAACTATATCCTAAAGATGTGATTACTAAAAAGCAAATTAAAAAATTTAAAGGGCTATGAAAATATATTCCAGCATTAAAGATGTAAGGGAAGATGCAAGAACAACCCTTATCACTAGGGGACATGAGATACCTGCGGGGCATTGGCAGGGAACTGATGCAATGTCTAAAGAAATAATGTTGGAATTTATTAATTATAACTTTACAGTTAGAATTCCAAACTCATTAACTCAACTAGAAGCAGAATGTGAACCGGATTTACCATGGGCGGATGTTCATTTTAGAGAAAGAATATCTGGAATGCCCTTGAATCCGGGTGAGTCATATAAGATATGGCCATATAATAAATTTAAAGATGGCAATGATCCTTACTTAGTAAAGGGGGAATACCCAAGTATAGATAAGAAAAGATGGGTATACTATGGGGCTATAATAGATGGGGAAGGTACAGTTAGCATAAAAGTGGATGAGGGAACTGGTAGAGAAGGTTTTAGAATAATAATAGGCCAAAAGGATGAAAGTTTTTTAATAAAATTACAAGATGATTTTGCCGGAGCTGGAACTATAAGAAAATCAGAAAGAAAAAGAATAAAGGTTAGAACACCTGGAACCAAAAAGCATCCAAATGGAAGAGAGTATGACCAAGTAATTTATACATGGACCATTAGTAGAAGGGCTGAACTGGAATGGGTTATACCAAATGTTATTCCATTTGTTAGAGTGGAAGAAAAGAAAAAGAAGTTGGAGCATATGCTAAAATATTTTGAAAAAAGACCCATAAATGGTAATACTAAGCCGTTTGAATTGGGACTGGATGAACCAAAATTTTCTCACTCATACATGGAGAGGTACTGGGGTAAAGATTCGGATAATGGGTATGGGGACTTAAATGACATAATAAATCTACTAAAGACGGATATACATACTAGGCAAGCAATACTACCCGTATGGTGGCCAGTGGATAATGGTAATATTAAGGGGGTTAGAGTTCCATGCTCTTTAATGTATCATTTTTTCTATAGGGGATATGGGTTGCATTGCAATTATTATATAAGGAGCTGTGATTATTATAGGCATTTTAAAAATGATATTTATTTAACTGCTAGGTTAGCTCAACACATTATGAAGGAGGTTTGTAGATCAAAGAACTCAATTGAGTATAATATGGGTTATCTTAGCATGTATATAACCCATTTTCATCTTTTCAAAAATGATATTTACCTAATTAATAAGCAAAATGGAAAGGATAACAAGGGATGAGCAATATATGCGAATATCTGATGTGATTGCTTTACGGGGATCATGCCAAAGAAAGCAAGTGGGTTGTGTTATAGTTAGGGAGGGTAGAATAGTTTCAACGGGGTATAACGGTCCATTAGAAAATGAGCATTGCCAATTTTATTGCGATATAAATAAACCATGCGAACTTGCAATTCATGCCGAGGCTAATGCTATATACTTTTCAGCTGCTCATGGCATATCTTTGGATGGATGCACTTTATACTGTAATTTTTCACCATGCGAAAAGTGTACGGAAGCAATAATTCAATCGGGAATAAAAAGGGTAATATTCAGGGAACACTACAGGGATATGGAACCATTGGAAAGATTAACAAAAGCTAAAGTATACTGGAGGAAGCACGATGAAGTCAAGTTATAGAATAATAAAGACATTTGATCAAGTAAAGAAGATAGCCAATAATTGTAAAATTACTGGTTATTGTTCTTTTGACTTTGAAACAAAAGCCGAAGGGGGAGCTCATTCATTGGATGATGATTGTACAATTATGGGCATATCATATCAACCCGGATTTACTTATATAATACCCTTATTCCACTTTGACTCACCTTTTTCAAAAGAGCAAGTAAAAGAAATCTTTACCTATCTTTTTATTAACGTATTTGAGAATGTTAAAGTAGTAAAGGTGGCATTCAACGCTAAGCATGAATTAAAGTGGATCAATCGCTATGGTGGGGATATTAAAGGGGTATATCTTGATCCAATGCTGGGTAAATATCTATTAGATGAGGAACCACCAAATGATTTGAAATCTCTAACCGATAGATTTATACCCGAATTTGGGGATTACGAAGATGAAATTCATAAATTAGTAAAGCAGAATGGGGGATGGGCATTTGTTCCATTAAAGCCATTATCTAAATATTGCGGCATAGATTGTGATATGTCCCTAAGGTTACAAATCTATTTTGAGAACCTTTTATTGAATGAAAAGAAATACCCTAAGTTTTATTTGCTATACCGTAATATGTGCATGATGCAAACCCGGGTATATGCAGATTCCGAAATGATGGGTATGGGAGTTAATAAAAAGTACCTTGACAGGATAGAGTTACAAACAAGGAATCAAATAGCCGAAAATGAAAAGAATCTTTTAAAGATACCCAAACTAAGGGAATTCCAGAAGTGGAGAATAAGGCATCATATCAAAAAACTCATTAAGCAAGTTAAAGAAGAAATTGAAAAGATAGAAGAGGATGAAACAAAGACCGATTCAGCCAAAATGAGGTTGATAAAGAATCGGGAAGAAAAAATAAGCAGATATGTAGTGGGGCAACTCTTAACAAAGAAGGAAGTTGTAGAAGAGGTTAATTTTAATTCACCAAATATAATGGTTGAATTATTATTCTCATCACCAAAAGGTTTTAATTTTAAAATAATAAAATATACAAAAGATAAACTTACTAAGCAGGATACTACTAGACCATCAACTGATGAGGAAGTTCTTTTGATTTTAAAGAAAAAGGATAAGTCGGGTTTTATAGAAAAGTTACTAAAGCATAGGGAACTTTCAAAATTATGGTCAACCTATATGGTTGCAATCCAAAAAAGATTAACCCAAAACAATAGGATTCACGGTTCATTTAAAATCCATGGTACAGTTACGGGCCGTATGTGTATAGGGGAAGAATCCCAAGTAGAAACAGATAGGGGATTAATTAAAATAAAAAAATTTATACCAAAGTACCAAGAAAAATATAAAAGAATCAAAGGATATAAAGCATTAACTCATAGTGGAAACTATATGGGTATAACGTATGGTATAAATAAGGGGTATGAGGAAATGTTTGAAGTGGAATTGGAAAACGGGAACAAGATACAATGCACTTTAGATCACAAATTTTTGGGTGAAAATGGTTGGGTATCATTACGGGATGTATACGATACTGACGAACCCTTAAATACTAAGCTAATGGTATATGAAAATAATACTGGAAAGAATTAAAGGTAAAGATATACGTGGATGTCAGATTGTAGAGGAAAATTGCTTTAGAGAGTTATTTGAAAAAAAACAATTAACCAAGAAGCAGTTCATAGCTTTGGGGTATAACCATAGAATTTGGACTAGATCGGTTAAAAAGTATTATACAAAAGAGAGGGTTGAGGAATTGAGAAGAAAGAAAATACGAAAAGGGAAAGCATTAAGCTATGGGTTAAAGTGGAGGGATAGAGCCACTATATTGGAATCATTTAAACCGGGCATAATTGACTTAGTGGAATCGGATGATTATAGGTCGGCAATAGAGAAAGTTGTAGAAATAAATGATATGGTGTATGAGGCAAAAGAAGCGGTTAGATTAGTTCTAAAGCATCTAAGACATGGTGCTAAAAGAAGGGGAATAAGAATTAATTTAATTGCTAATGCCCTTGAGTTTAAAATGAAAAAGATTCTAATGGGTATGGGTATAGAATTTATACCACAATATCGAATAGGAATACGAAGTTATGATTTTAAATTATTAAAACATAAGATACTTTTGGAGGTGGATGGTAGATTTCATTCAGAAAGGGTGGATACCATAAAGGATAAACTTGCAAAAAAGAAAGGATATACATTAATTAGAATACCAGAAAAAGAAATAAAAAATGTTTACTTTATCAAAGATAAAATCAATAAAACCATTGGGGAAAAAGTTAGTATGTGATATATCTGTAGAGGGTGATCATAGCTATATAGCTAATGGTTTTGTAAATCACAATTCATCATCCGATCCTAACCTACATAATATACCAAGGGATAACACTTCCTCAATTATAAAGGTAATGTATATTCCACCCCCAAATCACTTAATACTTGAAGTGGACTATGGACAAGCAGAATTAAGGGTTGTTGCGGAGATGTCCAATTGTAAAGCAATGCTGGACATCTTTGAAAGAAAGTATAATGTCCATTTAGCAACAGCATGTAAAATGATTAGGCGGATGCATGATTATGATAAAGCTAAAGCCATACTAAAAGACCCAAAGCATCCAGAGAATCTATTTTGGGAAAAGCAAAAGAAGAAAGGAAAGACTTTAAATTTTTCTATCCTATTTGGTCAATCGGATCAGGAAACAGCGGATCAAATGACTTCAGACAATTTGGAGATGGGAATTAAGGAAGTAGTAACACTAGAGGATGCTATCGGATTCAAGGCTGATTGGTTTAGGGAATTCCCTGAAATAAAAGAATACATGGCTAATCAGGAATTATTTTGTAGAAAGCATAAGTACGTGGTTAATCTATTTGGAAGAAGAAGAAACCTACCCGATATTGATTCCGAAAGGCAAGGGTTTTATAATAAGGCAGTAAGGGATGCGATTAATGCTCCGGTTCAAGGTGGATCATCGGACTTTGCTCAATTTGCATGTTCCATAATTAGAAAGAAAATAATAACCGGGGATTTGGTATTATCTGAATATATAAAATATCAAGCTCAAACTAATTCAGTACACGATTCAATTAAATATTATATTGAGCCAAGATTTATTCATTCGGCTGTTCCAAAAATAGAAGAAATTTGTTCAAAACCAGAGACTCTTAAGTATTTTGGATTTGAATTGAAAAAAGTAAAGATGAAAGTATCACCAGAGATAGGTAAAACATGGGGCAATATGATTGAGTATGACCCAAAGATAAACTATGAAACATGGCTAGAGTAGTAATTGTTGGGGATCAAATTATAACCGAAGAATTTATAACGCAAAGAATACATCAACAGTTGGATTATTTGGCTAATCTTCAAATTAGAAAGCCTAATATAAAAACGGAAGATTATAGTGATTATTGGGAATCGGGTTGGGACCGATTAAACTATTTTAAGAATCTAAAAGAAAAAACAAAACTTATATGAAAATTGCATTCACCGGAGCTTCGGGATCAGGAAAAACTACACTTGTTAAACATGTAGCTAAAGAACTAGATATACCCCATTTCTCGGGTTCATCGGGTGATTTGAAAATTGAGTCGGATAAAAAGTATCTATTTGATAAGTATGGTTTCAAGGGCGAAGCTGGACATCTAAATGTAATACAGGAATCGCATAAGAATCCGGAGTTTGGATTTGAATTACAATGCATGGTTCAGGAAAGAAGGGCAGAATTAATAAGGGACCATGACCATTTCGTAACGGATAGGAGTCCATTGGATAACTGGGTATATTTTTTATTACAATCAGCTCCATACCAAACTGAAGAAGTTGTACAGGAATTTATGGATAAATGTATAAATGCCATGAGGGGTTTGGATTTTGTAATTTATATCCCATCGATGATACCGATTGAGGATAATGGAAGTAGGGTAGCAAATCTACATTATCAAAGAGCAATAGATAGCATTTTCAATAAGTATTGGTTGGAGTTTGTAATCCGCATGGAAACAAATGGACCGGTAATGAGCAAAATTGAAACATCATACCTTGAAACAAGAAAACAATTGGTAGGAAAACTTTTAGGATATGTCAAAACTAATTGAGTACTCATCAACATCATCCATTATGGATATTAAGATAAAGCTAAACGATAAGGTTTATGCTTTTAACCTTGATAAAGAATTAAAGATAAGTGAGAATCGGGTGGGTATTCATTTGATGAATCAGGCTAGAAGTTATGCCTTTGTTTCAATGCTTCACAAAAAGTTAATTATAAAAGCAAGGGATCAACAAAGGGAAATATCCAGAGCAAAGGATGCAGCTATATCTAAATGGGCAGAGACAATGCAGATAACTGCAGCAAAGGCAAAAGCAGCAAATGATCTTAAGGTTAAAAAATTAGAAAATGACCTTATGCAAATAGAGGAAGCAAGGGATACTATTGAGGTATGTGTAAGGTCATTTGAAATGCGGAAAGACTTAATTCAAACACTAAGTGCTAATATAAGGAAGGAAAAAATAAACTAAAAAAGCTATGCTGAAAACTAAAAAAATAGACCCACGCCGTAAGAGTCTTATGGCAACAAGAAAAGACATAAAGGCTTCTCAGGAAGGTGGAAATATGATCTTCTTCAAAGCCGATACAACCACAAGAATCAGGGTTCTTCCAGTGGATGAGGATAAAGAATTTGGGCAAGAGATTGTACACTTCTTCTTAGGTCAGGAAATTAAGGGAGTTATGTCACCAATGACCTTCGGAGAACCATGTGCAATCTATGAGAAGTACGAAGAACTTAAGAATGGGGACGATGATGATAAGGCATTAGCAGCTAAGCTAAAACCAAAAAGGAAATTTGTTGTTCCAGCTATCCGTTATGAGGATAAGATGGGTAAGAAGGTGGATGAAAAGACTGGAGCAAAACTTGCACAATTAACTGCGGGTCAGTATCAAGATTTGATTGACCTTTACCTTGACGAAGAGAATGGAGATTTTACTGATCCAAAAGAAGGTTATGATGTAAAGATTACAAGGACTGGATCTGGAATGATGGACACTGAGTACACTATGCTTGCAGGTAAACCATCACCATTAAGTAAAAAGTATAACAAGATTTATGATCTTGAAGCTATGGTAAGAAAAGAGATTCCAACATACGAAGAAACCAAGGAAATCCTGAATAGGTTCTTGGGAGTTGGTGGAAAAAAGAAAATGAAGAAAGGGAGTACCTTGGTTAAAAAAAAGAAAAGGTTAGGATAACCGAAACTTACTGCCCGGTGTCTGGAAAAGATTGCAAGGATAAAAAATGCCTTGCAATTAATCTGTGCAAGATTCAGGATCAAGTAAATAAAAGCCTTAAACCGGTTAGAAATAGGAAGGGTGAAGTAGTTAATTATGTATCAACTGATGATTTACCATTTTAAAACATGAAATTTAAACTACTGGGAGAATCAGCAATAAGGAAAAAGCATGGTGATTCTGTAAGGGGAGATATACTACTTCCAACTGAGAAAACACTATGGCTTCCATCAAGAGTATTACCACTTAATTGGCAATTGGGTGGCGGTCTTCAATATGGAAAGATTGCAGAATTATTTGGGTATGAGTCAACGGGTAAATCACTACTGGGTCTGGACTTTGGGTTTGTTAC